CGCCTGCCCACCACGGCCCCTGACATGTCGGCGCCGGGCGTCACTTTGCCGCCGGGCACGCGCGAAGTGATCCTTGGCGAGGATGCCGACAACAAAGACCCGCCTTCCGCCGCAGCGCTGATGGCGCGGGCCGCAGCGCGCTTCCGCGCCGAGGGCCTGACCGTGCGCGCGGCGAGGCCGCCGGAGAGCCAGGACTTCAACCGGCTGCTGATGGGGGCGGCGTGAGGGCGCCGGGCACAAGAGCCGCGCCTCCGGCGCTGCGCGGGGTCAAAGCGCTTCCGGCGCTCCGCGCCATCGGGGGCTCGATATGAGCGGGGCTGCGGATGTGGAGGCGGCCCTGGCCGATTCCTATGAGCCGCCGGACGATCTGAAACTCTCCCGCGAGCCGCGCAACGATATCGGCAATGGCCGGCGGCTCATCGCGCGCCATGGCCGCGACCTGATCTTCGTCGACGACGTGGGCTGGCATTTCTGGTCGGTCGATCTCGCGCAGCCCGAAGGCGGGCGCTGGGAGGCGACCATCGGCCGCCAGGGCGAGGCGGGGCCGGAGGCCCTGAAGCGCGCCCATGCCACCTCAGAAGCCATGATCGATCTCGAGGCGGCGGCGCTGAAGCGCGGCCTGCCGAAAGAACCGCTCGCCGACGATCTGTCGGCGGAGGCCGCCGAGAAACGGGCCAGGCGCAGGGAGATGCTGCTCTCCTCCAGCAACCACGCGAAATTCGGCGTCGCCAGCGGCAATGCCAACAAGACCATGGGGATGCTCAAAGCCGCCGCGCCCTATCTGCGGCGCCGGCCCCAGGAGCTGGACGCGGACCCGCTGTTGGTCAACCTCGCCAACGGGACGCTAGACCTGCGGCCGGAAACGCCCCTGCTGCGCGCCGCCCAGCGCGTCGATCTCATCACCCATGCGGCCTCGATCCCCTACGAGCCCGAGGCGCCGGCCGAAATCTGGCTCGGCTTCCTCGAGGAGATCTTGCCGGACCGGGACTTGCGCGTCTTCCTCCAGACCTGGCTTGGCTATTCCCTGACCGGCCTGACGGACGAGCAGAAGCTCGTGCTGATGTACGGCACCGGGGCCAACGGCAAGTCGGTGCTGATCAATATCATCGCGGCGGTGCTGGGCGACTACGCCCTCTCGACGCCGATCGAGACCTTCCTGCACAACGACCGGCGCGGCGGCGGCGATGCGACGCCGGAGCTTGCGCGCCTTCCGGGCGCGCGCCTCGTCACCGCGGCGGAGCCGGAGACCGGCGCGCGGCTGGCCGAAAGCGTGGTCAAGCTCGCTACCGGCGGCGATGTCATCACGGCGCGGCGTCTATTCGAGGGGCAATTCGAGTTCCGCCCGTGCTTCAAGCTGATGCTCTCGGCCAATACCCGGCCGACGATCCGCGGCCAGGATGAAGGCATATGGCGCCGTGTGCTGCTGATGCCGTTCGAGGTCTTCATTCCGGAGGGCAGCCGTGACCGCAAGCTGCCGGAGAAGCTGCGCGCCGAGGCGCCCGGCATCTTCGCCTGGATGGTCGAGGGCTGGCAGCTCTATCGCCAGCGCGGGCTCGTCATCCCCCAGATCATGCGAGCTGCGACCGACCGCTACCGTCAGGAGAGCGATCCGATCCGCGAGTTCATCACGCTGCGCACCCAGGCGGCCCCGGGCCGCTCGGTGACCGCGGCGTCGCTCTACGAAGCCTACAAGAAATGGGCCATCGCGAACGCGATGGAGCCGATGAGCATGAACCTCTTCGGCCGGCGCATGGGCGCCATCGGCTACGAGCGCCAGAAGGCGGGCGTGGTGTTCTATCGGGATCTCGAGCTGCTGTCGGAAGAGGGCTTGGACAATTCTGGAGGATTGGACAATTCCGGCGTCGATGATTCGCCATCGAGCGGCGGGAGCGGCTGAGGCGCAAGGGCCAGGGGGAAATATCCTCCGATCCTCCAAATCCTCCAGAGGATAGGAGACTGAAAGAAAAGGACTTTGGAGGATTGGAGGATTTGGAGGATTTTTTCGCGCATACGCGCGAGAGAGATCGCGATTTATCGACCCTCTCACGTGATGTTCGGGAAATCCTCCAAATCCTCCAATCCTCCATAGCGACGGAAGGAACTGGGGAACATGGAGCCAAGATGGTACGTGTGCGAGGCCAGGCCTCGGGAGGAACAGGTCGCGCGGGAGCAGATCTTCGGTCGGGGTTTCGAGGTGATATTCCCCACCTTCCTGCAGCGGCGGAAGGTGAGGGGCGGGGGCCGGCAGTGGGTCGAGGCCTCGGCCTTTGGCCCCTATCTCTTTGTCCGCTTCGACCAGGAGCGCGATGCCTGGGGCAGCATCCTCGCGGCGCGCGGCGTACGGCGCTTGTTCTGCGCCGATGGCGAGCGGCCAGTGCCTCTACCCGAGGCTGTGGGCCGCGACCTTGTCGAGCGCTTCTCGTCCACCCCGCTGCCGGATATCGATGCGGTCCTCGAGGCCATGGAAATCGGAATGCGCGTCTCCATCCTCGATGGGCGGTTTGCCGGCCATGTCGGGATCTGTCGCCGCTCGACGCAGGCCCGGGTAAGCGTGCTGCTCTCGATCTTCGGCGCGAAGTGGGAGGTTGACCTCGACGCCCGCAGCGTATTGGTACTCTCTTGACGGCATGCCCCAACATCTAGTATGAGGGTAGCAGTCAATAGCGGCTCGACGAGCCGGCCCTACAGCGGGCGAACCAAAGACCCGGGCATCCCCATCGGCGGAACCTCGGGCACCACAGCTGGACCTAAGCGGAGCCATGTCTCCGGTCACTCTGAACATTCAGGCCGATATCAAGCGTCTCTCGCGCGAGCTTGACCGGCTGGCCTATTCGCAGATGCCCTTCGCCACGGCGCTGGCCCTGACTGGCCTGGCCAAGCGGGTACAGGCGGATGAGACCGAGGCGCTCGGCGAGGTCTTCGACAACCCCGTCGCCTTCACCATGCGGGCCTTCGCCATCATCCCGGCCCGCAAGTCGAACCTGACGGCAACGGTCTTCGCCAAGGATATCCAGGCGGAGTATCTGAAGCCCTCCGAGGAAGAGGGCACGCCGCAGGCCCTGGGCAAGGGGCGCCGCATCCGGACGCCAGTCGACATCGGCGTCAATGCCTCGGGCGATATCCCGAAGGGCGCCATCAAGCGGCTGCTCGCCAAGCCCGGCGTCTTCCTCGCCACCATCGATGGCGTGAGCGGACTGTGGCAGCGCATGGATGCGCGCAAGGGGCGAGGTCGCAGGGCGAAGACTGCTGCCGCGTCTGCCCGGCCGCATAAGCTGAAGCTGCTCATCGCCTTCACGCGGCCCAAGCCGGTGAAGACGCGGCTCGACTACCGCTCGCGTGCCGCCCAGGTCGTGGCGGCCCACACCGATGAGGAGTTCAGCGTGGCCATGCGCCGCGCGCTTTCGACCCTCCGCATCTGAGGCCTGCCGAAGGGGAGGGGATGGCCTCGCGGGTCCTTCCTCGCGACCATCGCCACGCGGGCATTTCGCGTGCGCGGTTTGTCACTGTCGCGAATAGAAAAAATCTGCCTTCTGTTTCTGTTGTTTAGGTGGCCCGTGGGCGCGCGAGCGGAAATCGATCCGGACCTCCTGGCCGACAAGACCGTCAACAAGCGAGAGCTCGCGCGGCTGCTCGGCGTGTCGCTGCCGACGCTGACGGAGATGATTGACCGCTATCCGGACTTCCCCGTCGAAGGCCGGGGAACGAACGGGCGAGAGTGGGAGTTCGACGCCGAGAAGGCCGTCAGGTTCGTCCGGGACAAGCGGGACCAGACGGCGCGGGCGCGCGAGGACGAGCAGGCCTTCTTCCGCCAGTTCACCCTCGATGTCGACGTTGTTGCGGAAGAGGAACGCGGTCTCAGGCCGGCCGATCGCGAGCGCCTTGCCAAGGCGCGCATGGCCGAGCGGAAGCTGGCGCTCGAGGCGGGCATGCTCGTCTCGGTCGCGGAGGTCCGGCAGATCCTGGCGGGTGCGGTCGCGCGCTTCGCCCGGTCGCTGGACGGGCTGCCGAGCCAGATCGCGCGGGAGTACGGCCTGCCGGAAGAGGTGGCTCGGTCCATGCGCCAGTCCATCGACGATTGGCGCCGGGCCATGGTCACCGATCTCAGGCAAGTGCTGACCGAGGATGCCGGCAACTGAGCCGCTGGCGGAGGCCAGCTACTATGACGCTGCGCAGCTCGTCCTCGAGGCCTTCGAGGCCCTGCTGCCGATTGAGCGGCTCAACGTCGCCGACTATGCCGCCAAGCACCGATGGCTAGCGAATGAGGGCGGCGGCTATGTCGGTCTCTGGCAGCATGCCTGGGCGCCCTATCTCAGGGAGCCCATGGAGTGCCTGACCTCCCTCGATCACCTCACGGTGGGGGTTTGGGGACCCGGCCAATCCGGCAAGTCGTCGATCGGCGAGAATGCTCTGCTCCGCAATGTCGCCATCGCGCCGGCGGACGCGCTGATCTACATGCAGACGGACGCGGCGCTGGAATCCTTCGTCAAGGCGCGCCTCAATCCGATGATCGATCAGCATCCGCAGATGCGGGACAAGCTCGGGCCCCACGCCATCGACGATTCGCTGCACTTCAAGCGCTTCCGCGGCATGCGCCTCGAGCTGCTGACCGCGACGCTGTCGAACCTGATCAGCAAGTCGGCGCCCTGGATCTGGGGCGATGAGATCGACGCCTATGTGAAGGGCCTGGGTGACGTGAAGTCCCTTTGGGACATTCGGCGCCAGACCTTCGGCCGTGAGAGCAAGCTGCTGGTTACCAGCCACGCCGACTTGGCGGAGGGCCTCGATCCCGAGCAGTGGAACGATGGCATCGCCGCCATCTACCGCGATAGCGACCGGCGGCTATGGTGGTGGCCCTGCCCGCATTGCGGCGCGCATTCCTCGCCGCTGCCAATCGCGCCGCGCTTCATGTCGATCCGCTATCCGGTCGATGCGCCGCTGGAAGAGATCTTCGAAGCCGCGCGCCTGCTCTGCCCGGTGAGCGGCTGCCTGATCGAGGACAAGCATCGCCGTGCGATGAATCAGGCGGGCTTCTGGGCCGGCCTGGGCCAGGAGGTTGACGAGGAGGGCGACGTCACCGGCGAGCGGATCAAGCATGAGACCGCCGGCTTCTGGATCCACGGTGCCATGTCCCTGTTCACCATGGGCGGCATCGGCGGCCTGGCGCGCGACCGCGCGAAGGCCGAGCGCAAGTTCCAGCAGACCGGCGAGATCGAGGACCTTCAGCACGTCGTCGCCAAGCGCTGGGGCGAGCCCCGGGTTGTCCCCAAGGCGATAGGCTCGGTCGATGCCGAAACCCTCGCCGAGCGCGCGGCCGGCGAGTATGGCATCGAGCTCGGCCAGGTTGCCGAGCGTGTCCGCTTCCTGACCGCCGGCGTCGATGTCCAGGCTGCGCATTTCGAGATCATGGTCCGCGGCTGGGGCCTGAAGGGCGAAAGCTGGATCGTCGACAAGTATCGCCGGCCGGCCGACCCGGCTCTCTCGCCCGCGGACTGGGATGCGTTGCTGGGCGGGCTCGTCCAGGCCCGCTATCCCCTGGCGGACGGCAACAACCGGGTGATGGCCATTCGCGGCATCGCCTTCGATTCCGGCGGCGCGCCGGGCGTGACGGCCCAGGCCTATGACGCCTGGAAGCGCTTCGCCAAGCTGGGCGCCGCCCGGCGGCTGGGCAAGCTAGACGGCCGCGACATCTGGTCGATCATCCCGACCAAGGGCGCGGCGGGACCGCATTCAGCGAAGCTGCAGACCGTCTATCCGGATTCGGCCCGGAAGGATCGCAAGGTCGGGAAGACCGGCGCGGTGCCGCTCGGGGTCTTCAACGCTAATGCGTTCAAGGATGACCTTGCCGGCCAGCTCGCGCTGGCGCTGCCGGACGCATGGTACGTCCATTTCCCGCCGGCGCTGCGCTCGAAAGAGAAGCCGCATGTCTTCTTCGAGCAAGTCGTGGCGGAGACGCGAGACGCCGCCGGCCGCTGGTCGCGCCGCCATCAAGGGATCCGCAACGAAGCGCTGGACCTGATGGTCATGTGCCATGTGGTTGCCCACCTTCATGGCCTGGCGCGGATCGATTGGGCGAGGCCGCCGGCCTGGGCGGCGGAGTGGGACAAGAATTCGATGGTCTCGGCCGGGGCGCCCTCCAAACCGGCGGAAAGTGTGGGGGTGCCGGTCTATCCGCCATCCGCCGCCGCCCCGGCCGGGCCGCCGCCCAAGAAACGCTCGCTCTTCAGCCGTCTCGGCTAGAGGTCACATGTCCGTCTGCCCGCCCCTCGTCCCCTCGCTCTTTGCCGGCATGTCGACCGAGCAGCTGCAGAAGGCGCTCGCCGACGCGCAGCAGGCCTATGCCGATCTCTCGACGGGCGCGAAGGGCGAGAACTATAGCTACACGCAAGGCGCGGGCGCGAAGTCCGTCACTTATACCCGGGCGAATATCGGTCAGCTTGTGGCGCTCATCCGCCAGCTGCAGCAGGCCCTCGGCATGATGCGCCAGGCGCGCCGGCCAATCCGGCTGGGCTTCCGCTGATGGCGGGTGCGGTCACCATCTACGCCCCCGACGGGTCGGCGCTGCCGCCAAGCAAGCGCCGGCTGCAGGCGCTGCAGGGTGGGCGCGGCCGGTGGGGCGGGGCGCCCTTTGA